TTATATCATCTGGTCCAGCACGGCTTCCACCTTTGCTTCGATCTCCGGCTCCTTCTTGTCTGTGTACAGCTCAAAATGGAGTGCGTTGATCTTGGCATAGACCTGACCGTCAGCGGAAAAGTTATCCGAGGACGGAAACAGGAATACAAGGAACGGAGGGTCTGGGCTTTCTCCTTCTGCAAAGTGGTCATAGGCCACCCGAAATGCCCCGTCTCCTCCGCCATGTTTACTACCTCATCATAGGTCATGGCATCACCCTCCCAGTGCTTTTTCGATATCGCTTAAGAGCACTTCTTCCGCATGCTCCTCCGCAGGTTTGATATGGGGAATCGCCCTCACCCTGCCCCCGCCTCGCTTGGCATGACCATTCTCCAGAAGATGGGCGATCATGTATCGGGAGGGAGAGTAGACGGTCACCTGGATGCGCTGGGAGTCCTCTGCGGTTACCTTGGTCTTCCAGGACTTGGCGTATTTCCCGGTCCGCACAGGGGCGGATTCGTTGATATCGGACTTGGCTGTCCTTCCGGCCTTTTTGACGGCCTTCTTCAGCTCGTTCGCAGCGAGGTCCCGGTATTTTTCCAGTTCTTCCCCAATCGCCGCCGCCATCTGGTCAACCGATACATTGCGGCTCATCGCTTCTCCTTCCTACAGGAAAACCGAAGTTCCTGCTTCTGGTAGTTCATCCGATCCACGGACCGAATGTTGTACACAGTATCGTGGAAAAAGATGCGATAGCCGGTGGATGTGACCGATGCCAGTTCCGGGCAGTACCGCACCTGGAACGTAATGCTTTCTTCCTCGGAAATCACCACATCCCCATCCTCATTGGTGGTGTAGGTGCTGGCGTAGGCCCAGCAGGAGAAGTAGTCGGACCAGACCGGCACACGGTTTTTATACTGGTCTGTCACGATCTCGTTTTTCTGGAAGGTGATGCGCTCGTTCATTCTCCCGATCTTCATGCGCCCTCCTTAAAACCTGCTCTCACGGATGGGAGCCAGGATTGCCCGGAGAGTACGGATCAGCTCCTTGTGGTCGGCTTCCTCCCTGTGCTCATATAAATAAGCCAAGGCATAGAACACAGCCGCCCTCATGGTGGGCTTGCCTTCCATCTCTTCGGTTGCTTCCTTCCGGGCCACATCCATGCAGATGCTTTCCGCAGATTCCAGAAAGCTTTGAATCAGGGTATCCTCAGATGCGGAATCCACCCTCAGATACTGCTTTGCTTCCTCCAGTGTGATCAGCATCGTACTCTACCTCCTATAAAAGGAAGGTGGCCCCGGTTAAGAGGCCACCCATGGGTCTACCAGTTACAATCAGCCCGCAGCGCCCTTCATCTGCAGGGTCTTGATGGCTTCGGGCAGGATCAGCTTGCCATCCACACGCTGGGAGCCACGGAAGCCCACCTGGCCGTTGACAGCGAACAGCTCGTCCAGACGACGGAAGGAACGACCCTGACGGTCGGCGATCCAGTAGTAGCTNAAANCACCAAAGGCGATAGCCTTATTACCCGCAGCCAGGGAAGGCATATAGCGGGAGACCTTCACGGGACGGCCCAGGATGGTGTCAGGTGCACCTGCGACCAGACCAGGCTGCCACAGATACTGGCCGTTGTTGTCCTTCAGCTTGCGGATGAACTGGACGGTGGAGTCGTTGAGCATCCACACGGCCTTGCCACGGTAAGGAACCGCCAGGCTGTGGTACAGGTCCACCAGCTCATCGGCTGGTGATGGCCTTTTCGCCAGCCGCAGTCACACCCAGCTCGGCGGAGTTCAGGAAACCGGTAGGCTTGCCGGTACCGTTGCCGGTGATGAACGCTTCCTCCTCCGCGTTGCCGATACGACGGGCAAACTCGGTAGCCAGGTAGGACTGGATATCGAACACGGAATCGTTGAGCAGCTCCTCGGAGACCTTGATCATGGTACCCAGCTTGTAGGCACCGATGGTGATCTGGGAGAAAGCGTCATCGGATTCCTTGTAGGAGCCTTCCTCGTCCACCCAGGAAGCGGAGCCGTGGGAAGCCACAACGGGAATCTTGCGGTCGCCGGAAGTGGTCTGAATCACATGGGCCAGGGTGCGGAAGATGTTGTTCTCGGACAGGCCAGCCACCAGGGTGCGCTCGAACTCGTCAGGGACCAGATAGCCGCCTTCGGAGTCGGTACCGATCTGAAGGGCATTCACGATGGCACGGTCGGGATTCTTGGAGCGCATGACGTTCCAGAAGTTCTTCTTGTACTCATCGGAAGCGCGACCGGTCTTCTCCTCAGCATGGGGATTCTGAGGCTTGCCGGTGATGGGGGTGTTTCACGGGCAGGGGCCATCTCGCGCTCCATGGCATCCAGACGCTCCTGGCGCTCGATCTCGTGGCCCAGATCCACAATCTCCTGCTCCATCTGCTCGTAGGTGTGGGTGTCCTCAGCGGAGANGATGCCCTTTTCGTTGCGGTGGGAGTCCAGAAAAGCCTTCGCGGAATCCCAGGTCTTGGCACGCTGCGCACGCAGCTCATTGATCTTATTCTTCGCCATAATGCAATACCTCCGTATTATTTCAAAAGGCTCAATCTCTTCATGAGATCGGCGATGTTTGCGCCCTGTTCTTCTTCAGCCGGAGCCAGAGGGCACTCCTGGGTGACCGGCTTGTCTTCGGGTTTGGTTTCGGGTTCGGACGTGGGGTTAGCCACAGGGGTATCCTGCGGGGGTTCCTGGGGCTTGGCTTCGGGGTTATCCTGGGGCTTGGTTCTGAACTTGCCTTCCAGCTTGTTCCAAAGACGCATCTGGGAGGACTTTGCGGCAAAAGAAAAAGCCACGTCATCCGTGGCGCACTTCTTCTTTTTGTCCTCCAAAATGTCATCTGCAAAACCCAGCTCGATGGCCCTGTTGGCGTTCATCCAGGTTTCCGAATCCATGAGGTGGGAAATCTTGGCGCGGCTCATGCCGGTCTTGATTTCATAGGCGTTGACGATGGACTCCTTCACCTCATCCAGCATGTCGATGGCCTTCAGCATCTCTCCGCTGTCCCCAAAGGCCACGGTCATGGGATTGTGAATCATCATGAGGGCAGTCGGAGCCATGAGCACCGTGGTACCAGCCATGGCGATGACGGATGCAGCGGATGCCGCGATGCCATCGATCTTGACCGTCACATTGCCCGTGTAGTCCATCAGCATGGTGTAGATCTGGCTGGCTGCGATGCAGTCGCCACCGGGGCTGTTGATCCAGATGGTCACCGGGCCGTTCCCTGCAAAAAGCTCCTCCCGGAACATCGCCGGGGTGACATCATCGTCAAACCAGGATTCCTCGGCAATCNTGCGCTAGAGCTCAAGGACCCTTTCGGCTTCGCCTTCCTGCCCGGTTTCCGGTGCCAGGTTCGTCCACCTCCAGAACTTCTTGTTCTTCATCGGTTTCTTCCTCCT